ATGGAGTGTAGAAGAACTATCTCCGTAAGGAGTAGCCTTCACTCCTCACGCTCATACGCATTTAACGTATGAGCCCCCGAGCTATTAATAAGCTCGGAGCCACCGGCGCGTGATGTAGACGGCGTCGGGTCGTCCTGCACGTGTAAGGTGATCCTCGTCCGCGATGGGTTCATTTCTGAACCAATCGCTTACGGGCTCCTCACTCGAAACTGGATTGTCCCGGTGAGCAGACTGCAGAAACACCTTCATTAAGGCTGCTGAACCATTCAATCGTGAGATTGGTGGTTTAGCGACTACACACATCGCTTTGACTTGCGGTTCGTGTAGATTCTCGTCAATCCTATGGGTATCGTACCCTAGTGATGACAATCGCCCTAATGCCGGAGAAGTTGGACCAACGGCGGGAAAGGGTATTAATCTTTCCATCCACAGATCCATAGATTTCGCTGTTTTCCACATACCAGCCATAAACAACTGGTTACGTAGAGAAACAGCTGAAATTATCTCCGTTACGTGCCGGCGTCGTGTAGGAAGCATATGACGGACTCTAACGATTGAAATATCGTTGCCGTCATAATATTCCTTCCCACAACTCTCTCTGAATTTTCCAGTCCAGAAAGACTTGCGGGTGTTAACTAGAAAACCAAAGTCTTCTAGTTTCTTCACGACACCTGATACAAAATCTACGGGAACAATAATATCGTCACCGTAGACGCGCACCGAACCCCAGAAAGACATTATATCTTCCTGGGTAAGGCGTCTGTTAAGCTCCTCTTGAATTCCTAAGAAGATGACGGTAGTAAATACCAACATCTCCATCGGAAAACAGAGGGCCGAACCCATAGACGCGAACTTGGCTAAGGTATGAATACCATAGTCAGGTACATCAGCCTTCCGACTTCTTGTCGCCATAATCGCTCTAGCAACGCTAGGGTGATTCAACAACAGAAGGCGTACATGCTGATTGGAGACACGATCGGATGCTTCGCTCAAATCGAGCGTAGCGAGAACTCCCTTACGGGAACCTCTCTTAGCCAAGAGCTGATTATGCTCTTGACGACGGAATCCAATGAAGCTACTAGCGAGGGTGTCAGCCTCGATAGCTTCCTGAATCTCGCGTTTAACGGCCTGCTGCATATACTGCATACAGGTCGGTTCAATCGCGATGATTCTGGGTGTCTTCAGCGTTTTAGGAACATCTACGACCCTTACAGGCCGTTCTGTTCCAGGCGATAAAACTGTCACATGGTCAACCGGATGGTTGATATTTGGAGTTAAATAGAGATGCTTTGGAAACATCTCTTCCAAATCCTCGGTCCACTCCGATTGCCGATATTTATCGTTACCGATAATACGGTCAGCCGTAGCGCCGGGGCCATGTTTGGGAAGTAATTCACCACTGTTAATTTTCAAAGAAACAGTAGTGAACACATTATCCCAAAGCAACTGAGACATCATAACAAAGTCCTCGGATAACTCCGAAGACAACGATGCCTCATGTCGCAGAACAGCTTTATCTGTCTCAACAAACCCTCGAATAGCTGCGTTCCGTCTTGTATCACTACAAGGCAGATTTATCTTGCCGAACATCAGAGTTATCTGACGTACAGCTTGAATAGCATCTATCGAAGGTGAGTCGAGTAACAGACCACCTTGTCGAGCGAAAATGAGTTCGAGGAAACCTCCAAGAAATTGGGGGAGACCTGCTCTAAACCGAAAACCGGCAAAGAGACTGCGAACTATCCTTCCTTCGTCCAGACATCTTTCGAAGTCTGAACAAAAGTTGGGTAAGCTTATCGTTAAAAACGACAAGCCTTCATTTTCTACCCGTTTCACGATGTTATTATAATCGTGAAAGGTGCTTGTATCACACCATGTCCCCAGTTCATCGAGGAC